ATAGGGGATAAACAGTTACAAGCTACAGCTAGATTTAGCTCAAACAATAAGTTTAATGAGGCAGCTAAACTAATTGTATTTGCTGGAATCTTAAGAGGCGAAGGACTAATTTATCGTTATTGCAAAGAAAATAAAAAAAATTTCCTCTACATAGATCATGCATATTTAGAAAGAGGATATAATTTTAAAGAATCAGCAAATGAATGGATGCGTATTACTCCAAACGCATTTACTTGGTCCCAAAATCAAATTGAATCTAATGACAGATGGAATCAATTTTTTGCTAAAAAATATCAATTATCCTCGTGGAATAGAAATAGTGGATCGTATATTTTAGCACTACCGCCAAGCAACGCAACAAAAGTTATGTTTCCTGAAAGCAGCGAATGGATGGAAAAAACTCTAGCAGAAATATCTAGAAAATCAAATTTGCCAATTAAGATAAGAGAAAAACCTTTACAAGTAACAGTAGACCCAAATACTAATCACGTAACAGGAGTAACAAATATCATTCATAAAGATACAATCGAAGCTGATATGCTTGGAGCAAAACTAATTGTTACGTTTAATAGTGCAGTTCCAGTTTTAGGAACAATTTTAGGAATACCTTGTTATTGTAGTCCTTATGCAGCAGCATATCCTATGAATATAAATTTAAGTTACATTAATAATCCGCCTGAACCAAATAGACAAGCGTGGTTAAATCAATTAGTGTATCACCAGTATACAAGTGAAGAGATGAAAAACGGAAAAGTTTGGGAACTATTAGCAAAATATCTGCCTAAATAATATAAGTTAAATATTCAATCATGAAAATAGCAGCAGCAACCACATTTAGTTTAAAAGGGTATAATGATTATGCCCATAGATTAATTAAAACATTTAGCAAATACTGGGTTAATAGTGTTGACCTTTATGTTTATTATGATGAACTTCCTCCTCAAGGATGGGATATTATTCAACCTAATATACATTATTTGCCAGCAAATTTTCCAAACTTGCTTGCATTTAAAGAAAGAAACAAAGAAAATCCAAAAGCATCTGCATCTAACTTTACATTAGACGGAGTTAGATTTAGTCATAAAGTTTATGCTTATGTTGACATGGCTCTAAACAAAGAAATTGATATTGCAATTTGGTTAGACGGCGATAGTGTTACTCACACTAAAGTTGACGAAGATGTTATTATACGATGGTTAAACGGAAAAATGGCCGGAGCTCTTTTCAGACCAAAGATATTTACTGAAACAGGTTTCCACATCTTTGACATGCGATATCCCCAGGCTAAAGAATTTATGAAAAAATGGATTGAATGGTACGATACTGATAATATTTGGAATTTAAATGCATTTACCGATTGCCATACATATGATGCAACAGTAAAAGAATTTGATATTAATTTGTGGAATAATTTAAGTCCCGCTAATATACAGCACTCGCATCCTTTTGTTAACGGAATTTTAGGTGAGCATATGGATCATATGAAAGGCCCTCGTAAACAAGAAGGCCGTAGTCGTAAAACTGATTTAGTAGTTCAGAGAACAGAAGAATATTGGAACAAAAAATGAAATATCCTTTAGCAGCAGATACATGGGACCATCGAGAAATCGCAGCAATACAATCAGTTATTGAAGGCGGCCGATACACTATGGGCCCAAGAGTAAAACAATTTGAGAACGAATTTGCTACAGCATTTGGCGTTAAACATGCAGTAATGGTTAATTCAGGTTCAAGTGCAAACTTATTAATGATTGCAAGTCTTGTATTAGATAGTCGTTACGATTTAAATTCAGGCGATGAAGTAATTGTGCCAGCAGTTAGCTGGAGTACAACATATTTTCCGTTATCTCAGTACGGATTAAAAGCAGTGTTTGTTGATATTGATAAAGATACATTAAACATTGATCCAAGCAAAATTGTAAAAGCAATTACACCTAAAACAAAAGCAATACTTGCAGTTAATTTGTTAGGAAATAGTTGTGACTACTATGCATTAAATGATCTTGCAAGTGAGTTTAATCTAATACTTTTAGAAGATAATTGTGAAAGTCTCGGTGCAAAATATAAAGGCAAGATGTTAGGTACTATTGGAACAATGGGTACATTTAGCTTCTTCTTTAGCCATCACATGCAGACTATGGAAGGCGGAATGATTGTTACAGATGATGATCAAACAGCACAATATTTGCGTAGTCTAAGAGCACACGGATGGATACGCGACTTGCCAGATGAGAATCATCTATGGAATAAAACAGGTGATCCTTTCGAAGACAGTTTTAAGTTTGTACTTCCAGGATATTGTGTGCGTCCACTTGAAATGAGTGGAGCTGTAGGCAGTGTGCAACTATCTAAGATGCCTGATATGATTGCAAAGAGACGAGCTAACGCAAAAGTATTTGGAGAACATTTTCCAGATATTCTAGATGTTAACACACAAATGGAAATTGGGGAATCAAGTTGGTTTGGGTTTAGCATAGTTTGCAAGGGAAAACTTCTAGGCAGAAGAAAAGAACTGTTAACTGCATTGTCGCAAGCTGGTGTTGAAACACGCCCAATTGTTGCGGGCAATTTTACAAAAAATCCAGTTATAAAATACATTTCACATGAGATTCGCGGCAGTTTAGATAATGCTGATTACATTGATCAAAACGGATTTTTTATTGGCAACGATTCGCGAGACTTATCAGAAGAAATAATTGAAGTAGCAAAAATAGTAAAGGGACTTTTATGAAATCTGCATTAATTACCGGATTTCCAGGACAAGATGCTTGTTATCTAGCAGATTTACTTTTGTCTAAAGGATATGAGGTTCACGGTATTATAAAGCGTTACAGTTGTCCAAACTACAGTAATTTGCATTATTTAAATTTGTTTGAAAAAGGATTAAAATTACACACAGGCGATGTAACTGATATTGGTAGCTTGTTTGATGTAATTGATATTGCAAAACCAGATGAGTTTTATAATCTAGCAGCACAAAGTTTTGTAGGTAATAGTTGGCGACTTACTCATGCAACTACACTAGTTGATGCAAACGGGCCACTTAATTGTTTAGAAGCAATACGCCGTATTAATCCAAAGATAAAGTTCTATCAAGCAGGCACAAGTGAAATGTTTGGTAACGCTAACACAAACGGGGTTCAAACTGAAGAAACAGAATTTATGCCACGCAGTCCATATGGTGTTGCAAAGTTATACGGCTATCACATAACTCGTAACTTTAGAGAAAGCTATGATATGTTTGCTTGCACTGGTATATTATTCAATCATGAAAGTCCAATTAGAGGCATTGAATTTGTTACCCGTAAAGTAACAGATGGTGTTGCTAAAATTTTAAAAGGTAAAACAAATACAATACATCTAGGTAACTTAGATGCTGAAAGAGATTGGGGCTTTGCAGGTGATTATGTTGAAGCACAATGGTTAATACTACAGCAAGAATTCCCAATGGATTTTATTATTGCAACAGGTGTTAAGCATAGTATAAGAGACTTATGTAAGATTGCTTTTGAAGCTGCTGGTATTAATGATTGGGAAGATTATATTGTTGAAGACCCCGCATTTAAACGTCCAGCAGAGCTTGACAGTTTACAAGCAAGTTGTACTAAAGCAGAGCGAGTACTTGGTTGGAAAGCAAAAGTTAATTTTCAACAACTTATAGAAATGATGGTTAAAGAAGATATCAAGCGTCACTCATGAAAATAGTAATTACTGGTACTACATCTGGACTAGGCTTAACTTGTAAAAATTATTTTAGCAATTATACTGTTGTAGAATTAAATCGTCCAACTTATGATTTAGATAAAAACTTAGAAGATTTTGTGTTTGATGACTTTGACGTTTACATTAACAACGCCTACAGTAATTGGACTCAAATTGACTTGCTTTATAAATTATTTGAAAAAAATAAAGATAGAAGCTGTAAAATTATAAATGTAGGTAGTGTATGTTCAGATAGAACATATGATAAAGTCTATCCATATGCTATTCATAAATTAGCATTAGACGCAGCATGTAATCAGTTGCAGCAAATCGATAGCAAGTGTAAGATAGTTCATTTAAAGCTTGGACGTATGCGAACTCCGATGACTGCACATAGACCAGAGCCAAAAATTGACACTGCGATTGTTGCAAAGCAAATTGATTATATAATAAAAATGGATAATTCTGTTGTTATAAAAGAATTATCCATTGATAACTTTTTTAGTTAATTACCAGCTCTTAATAAAGTCGGCTCGTTCTTGATACCAAACTTCACTATACTCGCTTTTTTCATAATCACGCATGAACGGCATACCTAGTGTATAATGAATAAAGCTTGGATTTCCATCATCGGGTTCTTTGTAATGACCAACTAGCCAATTCCATTCGTGATGTAAAGATCCAATGTCGGCATCATCAAGCCACTGAAAACGATGCAAATAACTCATCTCTTGTTTGTTCATAAATTCAGGGTAAAGATATTGTTTATTTTTTGGATGAGCACAATTGAATAACATACAGCTTGACCAGTTCTTACGAGGATAAGCATGTTGTACTTGTCCATCCATTTTTATTACGCCGTCTTCTACATTATATTCATGTTTAACGACTTGTACAGCATAACGATCATCGGCGAGATCAAATAGTTTGTTTACATCTTGTCTTGCTAAAAAGTCGCAATCAATGAACACTGCCCACCCTTCGTATCCATTTAAGTATGGAACTAAGAAACGAGTAAATGTAAACTGTGTTGCAGCTTTGAGATCATCAGGGCGAGTAACTAATCCTTTAGATTTTAGTTCATCTAATTTAAGAGGTAATACTTCAATATCTTTACTTAATCTATGTATGCTATGCTTGCAAACTTGATAAGCAATATCCTCTCTTGGATCCCATCCAATGTAAACTCGTCTTTTCATAATTGATCTACTCCAGCATGTTAAATAGTATAATATTTAGTATTTGGAAGAATAGCATGATAGTTGGATTAATAACAGGCGGCCTTGATCCTTTACATAGTGGACATATTGCTTATATTCAAGCAGGTGCTAAAATGTGTGAAATTTTAGTTGTTGGATTAAACAGTGATGAATGGTTAACACGCAAAAAAGGCCGAGCATTTATGCCAATTGAAGAACGTATTGCTGTAGTATCTGCATTGCGCGGAGTTGATCACGTAATTACTTTTGATGATAGCGATAACACTTCTAAAGATGCTATTCGAAAAGTAAAAACAATGTTTCCAAATGCTGAGATTAAATTTTTAAATGGTGGTGATAGAACAGCATCAAACATTCCTGAAATGACTGAAGACGTAGAATTTGTTTTTGGCGTGGGCGGAGATAACAAAGCAAATAGTTCTAGTTGGATATTACAAGAATGGAAGAATCCAAAAACAATAAGACCATGGGGTTATTATAGAGTATTGCATATTGAAGGCAAACATATTAAAGTAAAAGAATTAGTTGTTGATCCAGGTAAAAGTTTAAGCAGTCAACGTCATTTACATAGATCAGAATATTGGATAGTTAGTAAAGGCCGAGCAGCAGTTGGTGTTGGGCAAGAAGAAACAGTTATACATCTAGAAGAACACGAAGAGCTACATATAGATACAGGACACTGGCATAGATTGTTTAACGACACAACAGAACCAGTTCACGTTGTTGAAATACAATACGGTGCATTGTGTGAAGAAGAAGATATTCAAAGGAGAGATATATGAGTAAATTTGGAAAAGTTTGGGGTAATACAGAATTGCTAGAAGCAAATGGAGTTTTAGAATTTCATAGAGCAGAAATTAAAGCAGGATATCAATGTTCAAAACATTTACACAAATATAAATGGAATGGATTCTTTGTTGAATCTGGTGTACTAGAAATTCATGTTTGGAAAAACAATTATGATCTAGTAGATATAACAGTTCTTAACGCAGGGGATTATACTAAAGTACCTCCTGGTGAAAAACACATGTTTGTGTGTAAAGAAGATTGTGTTTGTTTTGAACTTTACTGGGCAGAGTTTGCACACAATGATATAGAAAGAGATAGCGTTGGTGGAACAACTAAATCTCATAGTAGTTAAATGGGGAACTTTATATAACGCAGAGCATGTAATTAACTTATATGAAGGTGCCAAGCGTTATACAAGTGTACCATTTAATTTTTATGTGCTAACAGACAATACAGCAGACTTGCCTCAAAATCTTGGCTGGCGATTTATAAAATTGCCAGAATACAATGTACCACGAAATCGAGGTTGGTGGTATAAAATGGAGATTTTTAACCAACAATACGAATTAACAGGTAAAAATCTCTACTTAGATTTAGATGTCATAATCATTAAAGATCTAAAGATTTTTTGGGATCTTATAATAGCTGACGATTTATATATTTGCCGAGATTTTAACAGGCAATTTTTACCCAGCTATCAAGCTTGTAATAGCAGTGTAATGGGTTGGAAAAATAGTTCATTTGATTATGTTTTTAGAAAATTTACATTAAATGCTACAGAAAACATGAAGAGGTATCGTGGGGATCAAGACTACATACAAGCTTATGTCCCTACAAGAATTTTTTGGCCTGATGATTTGGCTATGAGTTGGAAGTGGGAATGTTGGCGCAGGGGAAAACTTGGGTCAGAAAACTATAAGTCTGAAAAACTGCAAACATTTATCAAGCAAGATACAAGAATTTTAGTCTTTCACGGACAACCAAAGCCCGAACAATGCGAAGACCAAAGAATGATAAATCTTTGGCGGGGCACAATAAAGCACAAATAAATTTTTATAGCATTTTCCTTTAAATAATTTTGAGGGAGGTGTTAGTATGAACAAAAGAGCTTATTTCAGACGATACCTTACTAAAGCTGACGAAAAAAATGCAGTTTTTAACCCAACTTATTTGCAAGCGGTTAGGGCTCATACTATTATAAATGAATGTATTTTTAGTGGTAAATTATCCCGTCCTAAAATAATAATACAATATTTAGATGATGCGTGGGGTATCTGCCACGGAGATTTAGACGATGGGTCATATCCACCGTTTGAGCCTTGCTGTAACTATATTGCCCTAAACAATAGCTTCTATAACTGGCGTCATTTTATCGAAGTTTTAGCTCACGAAATGGTACATCAGTATCAAATTGAATATCATAATAAGTTGGACCACGGTAAAACGTTTTGGGCATGGAAAGAGAAATTTGAGCGTTATAACATGCATTTACGCATGAGTTATGGGCGCCCACGTAAGTCTTTGAAATCATTAAAGAAACCCTAAACTCCTGCTAAGTCATTGAAATAATTGAGTAATTTTTTCTTAAAAAATTGGCATTTTTATGGTTGACGCAGTCTGTATTGGGTATATATTAAGGACATAACAACAAAGCAAGGAACTAGCAAATGGCTTATGTAGTTTACGAAGTTGAGTCCACCCGCATTGCTACCCCCAAGCCCTATGGTAAGGAATACTATGCTACGGAAGGCGCTGCTAAGGCCGCTAAGACGCGGATGGAAAAGGGCAAGCGTTGGGCGGGTAAGGAACTTGCTATTGCTGAGTCCACGACCTACAGGACGCTTATTGCTAAGATGGTTAAGAAGGTTAACCTAATGACGGGTAAGGAATACATGGAAAGCGTGAATACGCCCAACTATTGCAGCCCGTCCAGCGAAGCTTATTGGAGCATGTAAGTCTTTGAAAAAGCAGGGAGAAATCCCTGCTTTTTTCCAGTTGACGCACCCCAGAATTCTGCTATTATGTGTATATAACAAGCAATAGGGAAATACAGCAAATGTTGAGCCAGAAGCAAGTAGAACTTTTTAAGCTGCTTGATATTCCTGTTGAGGCAGAAAAGCAGGTCCGTGCGCGGCACAAGCAGTCGCTTGAAATGATCTTTTTTACCCATAAGAACAAGACCCCTAAGAGCTTTACTACCTACCTGGAACATCGCGTAAAGGATATGTGGCGCCGAGAAAACGAGCGTCTGCGCCCCATGTATGTTGGGGACTAAATTTCCGGTTGACGCTTAATACAGTTGTGCTAATATCACTACATAACAGAAACTAGGAGAAACGTAATGCAGTTTATTACCATTAAGAATGGCAGCTACCGTAATGCCCCCGTTACTAACACTGTGTTCCCGCTTGTTAAGGGTTATCAGGAAGGCGCCAAAGGTGGCTTTGTTACAGTTGATGCTCGTAATGTAATTGGATATACTGGTGGTCCAGAATTTATCCGTGTTAAGGTTGCTCCTAATGATTATGAAATTATTGGTGATGAGGTTACGTTGAATAAGTTTGAACCGATTGAGGTTGCTCCAGTAGTCCAGGTTGAAGAGCCTGAAGAAAAGGTAATTGAGCGTATTGCTGAACGCTTTGAAATTCTCGAAGAAATGACCCGTGCTACTATTAACGGTGATGTACGTGCAATGATCGTTGTTGGTCCGCCGGGCGTTGGTAAGAGCTTTGGCGTTGAAGCAGAACTCCAGAAGAATGGCTTGCTTGATGACCTTGCTGGTCGTCGACGTCGTTACGAAGTTGTTAAGGGCGCAATGACGCCAATTGGTCTTTATGCCAAGCTGTATGAGTACAGCGAAGAAGGCAACGTGTTGGTGTTTGACGACTGCGATAGCATTCTGCTTGATGACGTTGCGCTTAACCTGCTTAAGGCAGCACTTGACAGTTCCAAGAAGCGTACCATTCATTGGAACGCAGACAGTCGCTTGCTCCGTAGCGAAGGTATTCCTAACAAGTTTGACTTTAAGGGTGCGGTGATCTTTATTACGAACATTAAGTTCGATAACGTTCGTAGCGCCAAGCTTAAGGATCACCTTGAGGCTCTTATGTCCCGCTGCCACTACCTTGACCTTACGATTGATACCATGCGCGACAAGCTGCTCCGCATTAAGCAGATTGCTCAGACTGGTACGCTGTTCCCTACTTACGGCATGACCAACGAGCAGGAGCAGGAGATCCTGGACTTTATGTTTGACAACAAGGACAAGCTTCGCGAGATTTCGCTGCGTATGGCAATTAAGATGGCAGATCTGCGGCGTATGAGTGCTGACCGTTGGCAGGCAATTGCAATGAATACTTGCATGAAGAATCGTTAAGTTTCCCCCTACTGATCCTCCTAGGTCAGTAGCAACTAGGACAGTGTGAAAGCACTGTCCTTTTTTTGTATTGTAATAGCCTTTTAAAAAGTTTATACTAGATTTATGACACTGACATATGTAGAAGATTATATCGAATTTTTATATGGGTCCTTGGATAAGGACGGTAACAACGCCTCTGTTATGTATAGAGCTGCAAGCACGGCTCATGCAATTAAGTTGGCTACTTACGATAAGAGTCCAGTGTCTAGCATGGGTGCGTTTTGTGCGCGAGCAAGAACAGAGAAGCTTGAAACTTGCTTAACTGACAAGCAAGTTAATCTTGCTCGCACGATAATTTTTAAATATCGTCGCCAGCTTCAAACTATTGGAATCGTTCTACCAGAATGTGAAGCAGGAATTCCCTTAAGGCATCAAATTCGATCAATTGATCGTACCAAATATCTAAAGCACGATCTAGAAAACAAACAAATACATTTGAAATTTCCTTACGATCCTAAAAAGATTAGTGCATTGCACGACTATGTTCCTTGCAGCGCAGGACATGCTGAATGGGATAACAATAAACGTATTTGGACATTTGATTTAACTGAAGGTAATATTGTTAAAGTACTTGATCTGTTTAAAAATGAAGATTTAAAAATTGATGAATCATTAACAGATATCGTTACTGATGTCTATAAAGCAACACCAAAAGATTTACCTTCTCTAGCTATTTCAAACAGCGAGATGAAAGTAATAAATGCTCATCCAAAAGTTTTAGAGTATTTTGAATCGCTTGGATGGCAATCAAGTCAAATAGATAAACTTGCTAATTGGGTAAGCCAAGCAATTTCACTTGGTCTTAGAATCGACGAGAGTGTTATAGATGCATTGCTATCTCAATACGATTCACAAATTGTAAATATTTTGATTAATCGAAAATTTACTTTACCAAGTAACAATCAACCTGTTGGACCTTGGTACGATTCTTTACTTAAAACAAATGAATTATTACAAGATTACCCATGGGTATTGCATTTAACATGGTGGACAAATAAAACTGATTGGGCGCCTTTTAAGAACATGATTGAATACGAGGAAAAAGATAAAAATACATTTAGGGTGCAAAAGCAATTTGCAGAATTACTGCAAGGATTAAAAGATCCAATTGTAGTTGTTGATTCAGTTATTGGTAGAGACTCGGTGCGTAATTTTATTGAAAGTAATAGTCTAAAGGTTATATATATTAGTGACATTGGACAACCGTAATGAAAAAATGTAAACTCGTTATTAAAGACGAGGTAAACGTAAAGTTTGAAAATTTAGATCTAGAAATGCGTAAGCTTCTTAGTAAGAAGTTCAAGTATCAAATTCCATACGCTAGGCATTTACCTGCTGTAAGATTAGGACGATGGGACGGGTGTATTGCTTTCTTTCAGTTAGGGGGCAGTACCTATCTTAATTTATTGTCAGACATACTTCCAATATTAGATCAAAAAGGTTGGGATATTGAACTAGAAGATCAGCGTCAAGGTCGTATAGATTTTCAGTTTGAAGAAGTGAACGAAGATACTTTTAGTCACATCAATTGGCCAAAAGGCCATCCAAAGGCAGGTCAGCCAATTGTATTACGTGATTATCAAATTGAAGTTATCAATGGGTTCTTAGGTAATCCAGGATGTTTGCAAGAAGTTGCAACCGGTGCAGGTAAGACTATTATGACTGCTGCATTAAGCAGTCGTGTAGAACCATATGGACGTAGCATTGTTATTGTTCCAAACAAAAGTCTAGTAACACAAACTGAAGCAGACTACATTAATCTAGGATTAGATGTAGGAGTGTATTTTGGTGACAGAAAAGAATGGAATAAGACTCATACTATCTGTACTTGGCAGAGTCTTAATAGTTTGTTTAAAAAATCAAAAGATGGCGAAGTTGAATTAACTATTGTAGATTTTATTGATGGCGTAGTAGCAATCATTGTAGACGAAGTGCATATGGCAAAAGCCGACGCACTTAAAACAATGCTAACAGGAGTAATGGCGAACATTCCTTTACGTTGGGGATTAACTGGTACAGTTCCAAAAGAAGATTTTGAATTCCAAGCTATTCGTTGCAGCTTGGGAGATGTAGTTAATAGGCTTGCAGCAAGTGAACTACAAGAAAAGGGCGTACTTGCACAATGCCATGTGCAAATTTTACAAACACAAGAAGTAAAAGAATTTAAGAACTACCAAAGCGAACTTAGTTATCTAGTTACTGATAGCGATAGGCTTGATTGGATCGGCACCCAAATTGAAACTATGCGTAAGACAGGAAATACACTTATCTTAGTTGATAGAATTACAACTGGGCAAGAATTAATAGCAAGGATTAATGATGCAGTATTCGTATCTGGTAACACAAAAGCAAGTCAACGCAAAGAAGAATACGATGAAGTTGCAGATGCTAGTGATAAAGTTATCGTTGCCACTTATGGTGTTGCTGCTGTGGGTATTAATATCCCCCGTATTTTTAATCTTGTTCTTGTTGAGCCTGGCAAGTCCTTTGTCCGTGTTATTCAATCTATTGGTCGCGGCATTCGTAAAGCTGAGGACAAAGATTTTGTCCAAATTTGGGACGTTACCAGCAACTGCAAATTCTCAAAACGACACCTCAGCAAACGTAAGCAGTTCTATAACGAAGCCAACTATCCTTTTACAGTTCAAAAAGTAATCATATGATGCGCTATGCTAGAATCAATTTACAACAAACTTTTTATAAAACAATAAGTGCAACTCGTCTAGTTTGGCCATTTGAAAATATCGAAAAACTGAACGCAATATACAAGACGTATTGCCAGTATAAAAAGTTTAAGAGTGTAATGCCTATCTTTGATAGTGAGTATATGGATCCAAATAACAGAGTACATGGTTATTATGATCCAGATGATCTCGATAAACTAATTGCTTTTAGTCTTATTCGCATTCACGATAAAGAAAATGTTGAAGCAATACAGTTTGCTTGGGATTATGAAACACCAGAATTTGAACTTGGTTTTAGAAGCTTGGCCCATGAGTGCGCTTACTATAAAGCATTAGGTTTCAAATATTATTATCTAGGCGGCGCAGATGAATACAAAAAGCAATTTGATGGATTTGAGATCTTAGGACCAGCATGAGCATAGAACAGTTAAAAGAAGATATTAAAAATTGGATATTAGATTGGGTAAGTGTATATAACGAACAGTTAGGTACAGTGCCATGTCCATTTGCTAAACAAGCATTACTAACAAATAAAATTGACTATGCTACAGCACAAGATTTAGATGGTGTTAAAGGACTTCTACAGCTTTTTGCTATGGGCGGAATTAAGAATGATGTGCTAATAATTGGTGTTGATAAAAACAACGTAACAGCACAAAACTTGTCCTTGCTGGTAAAAGATGTTAACATAAACATATTAATGCCTGCTGGCTTTGTTGCGCTAGAAGATCATCCTGATGACGAAGAGATTATCAACGGTGTAAAGATGAATCAAGGCACATGGGCGCTTGTGTTAGTTCAAGAACTTGATAAAATTAATCAAGCTTCTAGAATATTGCTTAAGCAAGACTACTATAAAAATTGGTCACAGCAAGAATACGATGATGTGGTCAGTTGGAGATTTTTGAAAGAATAAAATGAAGATTTTAACAGCAGAAAATACAACTTATGAAATGGATGAGTTGCCGGAGTATGTAGAAGATTTAAGATTCTGTGTATTAGATAATAGCGATCCTAGAGATCCAGATTATTTTTTTATACCATTAGTGTTTTTAGAAACGTTTAATGATCCTGCATTAGTTTTAAAAATTGGAAATAATGTAATTAAGATGCCATACAATTGGCAAATACTAATAGGTGAACCGGATTTTGGTGATCTTGAAGTTATTCCTCTCACTCGGTTAAATGATAGAAATTTTAAAGCATTTACATTTAATCCAATTGGTGGACTAATGCCAAGATATGAAACTATTCAAATTTTAGATGTTTATCAAGATGTAAAATGGTATTTCCCTAAATTAAAGAACGGGCAAATTCTCGCAGTGCCTTTAACCGACAGTAAAAATTCTCCTTGTGCTTACTTTGTTAAAGAAATTTCAAAGCAAAGCGAAGTAATTGATATTACTAAAGCGTGGTAGCATGGCAAAAAAATCTGTAAAAAAAGAAGATTCTGCTATTAGTTTAGAAAGTGTTTTACCTGCTGTTGATAGAAAAGATATTGATTGGTGGGAAACACTAGCACCTGCACAACAAAAAAAGTTTTCAGCTTGGCTTTATATGCGTTATGCAAGTAACGTTACTGGAAATGCTGATCTTGCTAGATATTACTTAATGGCGGTTAATGAGCGAGTTAACAAGCACTTTAGTGAAATTAAGAATCATAATAAATTACAGTACCTGCTAATGACCACTGCAAGTCCAGGAATGGGTAAGCAATTTCATCAATTTATTAGTCCACCAAAACTTGGCAAATCAAACAAGAAAACACTTAACTTGTTAGAAAAATTATTTCCAATGTCAAATACTCAAGAGCTCGAGTTATTAAGTGAGCTTAATGATTTAGAAGCATTAGAAAAATATCTTATATCAATGGGTTGGCCTGATAAAGAAATTAAAGCTGCATTAGCCAATAAAAATGCAGACGAAGAATAAGCTTGTCTGCTATAACATAACTAATTGTATCAATTGGTGGTACAATAATGAGCAAAAAAGGTGTTATGAGCGAGTTTCTAGAAATTATCAAAGAGGCAAAAGCGCAAGGACCGGTTGATCAGAATTGTGTATGCCAGTATTGTGGTAAGGCTTTCGTAAGAGAGTCTACCCTTGCTGCACATCTTTGTGAAAATAAAAGACGTTTTCAACAAAAAGACGAAGTTGGAGTAAGGCTAGCGTATCAAGCATGGCTACGTTTTTATGAACTATCACAAGGATCATCTAAGAAGAAAAGTTATGATGACTTCGTGCGTAGTTCATATTACGTTGCATTTACAAAGTTTGGGCGACACTTGCACAGCATAAGGGCAGTTAACCCAACTGCTTTTATTGACTACGTTATTAAGAATAACAAGAAGCTAGATCATTGGTGCAAGGATAAGATTTATGTAGAATATCTTTTGCAGTACCTGCAAAAGGAAAACCCACAAGATGCTTTAGAGCGTGGCATTGTAGAAATGCAGGAGTGGGCAGATGAGGAACAAAGTGTAGTAAAAGACTTTTTTCGTTATGCTAATACAAACAAAATTGCATCAATGATAGTAAATGGACGCATTAGTCCGTGGGTAATTTATAATTGTGATACTGGGCAAGCATGTTTGGAACGATTTAATGAAGAACAAGTTATGATGGTTTACCCATGGATTGATCCAGAAATGTGGCAACGCAAACTCAAAACATATGCCGCTGATGCAGAGTGGTGTAGACATGTATTGTCTCAAGCAGGTTTTTAATGCGATGGCGAACTGAAACATTTGATGAAAGAAAAAAGCGTCTAGAGACATGGCGACCGTGGTTTGCGTGGCGACCAGTTGTAATTGACGGGCACCGTGTTTGGTTAGAATGGGTATATAAAAGGACTAAGATATATCATGGTGGCATGGGTGATTATTTTAGTGAAGTAGAATTTACAGATGCCATGAGCATTTTAAAAAAAGAACAAGCTATGAAAGATTATGATGGGCTTGAGTAATATGTTTACTACAGATAAAAATATAAAATATGCAATGCGTATCTACAACGACCCAACATTTGAAAATTGGCATGAATGGTTCGCATGGTATCCAGTAAGAGTTGTGGCGTTTAAAGAAGTCGACCTGACTAGTGTAGCAGTAGCAACTTATTATCTAAAGTATTACAACTGGGTTTGGTTGAAGAAAATTGCGAGACGAAAAGTAATTGATAATTTTGATGGGCCAGGTAGAGAAGCGGAACTAAAAAAAGTTTATTGGGAATACACGACATTAATGGAACTATTACGTGGATATTGATATTGATATTGGTAACAGAGACAATCTGTTAAAGCTTATTAAGCATGTGCCAGCTTCAATTAATCGCAATGATAATTGGACAAAGCACAATACTGGTGTATATGTTACAGACATTCCCGTTGATCCAATTACAGGCATGTCAACTGTAGATTACGAAACAGCAGAACAGCTAGGATATGTTAAGCTTGATATACTGAATCAATCTGTTTATGAACAAGTAAAGGATCAAGCACATTTAGACAAACTGCTCTCAACTGAACCTATTTGGGAAATGCTACATTACAAAGAGTTTGTAGAGAAGGTTGTTCACATAAACAATCATTATGATACTATACAACGTATGCCAGAACCTATTAACAACATTCCTCGTATGGCTATGTTACTTGCTGTTATACGTCCAGCCAAGAGACACTTGATCGGTAAAACTTGGAAAGAAGTTGGTATAGATGTGTGGAACAAACCAACTGATGGTGCATATTACTTTAAGAAAAGTCATGCTGTTAGTTATGCACATTTAGTCAAGGTACATATGAATTTATTATGCGGCAACTAATTATAGGCGGCGATAGCTTTACATTTGGATCAGAATTATCTAACAAATCGTGGGCAGAGTTGCTTGGCGATAGCATGGGTTATGATAATGTAAATGTTGCCTACCCTGGTGCAGGCAACGCTGGTATAGCGCAGCGTGTTATCGATGCGTTACCAGAAAATAAATGTGCTGTTGCAGTTATGTGGACATTTACTGCTCGTTTTGATCATTATCACATAGATGAATGGAAAACAACTACTGTACATGACACTAGTAAGTTTGGTGAAACATTTTTTAATCATGTTGGTAAAAGTGAATATTACGAACTGCACAATACGCTTACTAGTATTATTCTATTACAGAATATATTAGAGAAATACAATATTCCATATATATTCACATCTGCAGACGTAAAATGGGATGGTCGTTTTTTTGCAAAAGACAAATATATAGGACGTTTATTCCGTATGATTGATTGGAACAAGTGGTATTTTATCGACAAAGGATTTTATCTTTGGGGTAAGGAAAATTATCCCGTAGGGCCTCTTGATCATCCACTAGATCAAGCACATATAGATTTAGTAAAAAATATTAAGCCACTTGCAACAAAGCTAATTGGGTTTGCGAACTAATTGTATCATTTTGCGTTTGGTACGCTTTCCTGCTATTTCATGTAATCTAACAGCATGGCCAGCAATTATTTCACATTCTTTTGATATCAATGTCTTAGCACAATATCTAAATTGATTCCAATCTTCTTTTAAAAATACGTTAATAGGAATCATTCTGTTTGATTCCCACCACCATTGATTGGCTAATTCTAAAAATAGTTTTTTATGGTCATCAGTTTTTAAAGTGTTATAATCATAGATAGTTGTAACATCAATATCTTGATTTTGAACAATGCATACAAATTCAATATCAGAATAACGGATAATAGCAAAAAACGGATATTTTTCTAATAATTGTTGTAAAGCTTCTTCCATTCTAAAACTACTTAGTCCAAATTTAATCTACAATTAATTGACTAGATAATGTTTAACAACTACATTAAAGTATTATGAATTCTATTCAAGACGCAATACGTACAGTCATTCCGCCTAGGCATAAAAACGCTGCCAAAGGATGGATTAGCTTTAATGCTCCTTGTTGCACACACAATGGTGAAACACAGGACAAAAAAGGTCGCGGCGGCATGCATTTTGATGATGGCGGTGTAGTCTATCATTGCTTTAATTGCGGATTTAAAACTGGCTGGCGTCCTGGCTTGCATTTTGGATTAAAAATTCGTAAACTAATGGAATGGATGGGCATGGACGAAGGTCTCATTATGAGACTACAGTTTGATGCTTTGCGCGATTTAGACGAAGAAATTGTTTATCAAGAGCGCATTAAAGAAGCTATAAGCTTTGAACCACGCGAATTACCAGAAAATACAGTTAGTTTAGCATCTTCACAAGAACAGGATGCAGCTGATGTAGTAAAGTATCTTAGTGAAAGAGGCTTCGCATTACAAGATTTTGACTGGATGTGGAGTTCCGCAGAAGGATATAACAGACGTGTCATAATCCCATACACATGGGAAAATAAAGTTGTTGGTTATACTGCTCGCAGCATTGATTACAACGGTAGTAAAGGAAAATACATTCAACACGTCGGTAGTGATTATGTGTTTGGAATGGATCAGCAAAAACGCGATAGCAAGTTTGCATTGTTAAGCGAAGGGCCTCTTGATGCAATTGCTCTAGGAGGTTTAGCTGTACTAACGAATGAAGTAAGCGAACGTAAAGCAGAGATAATTGATACATTAGGTAAAGAAATTATTGTTGTTCCGGACAGAGATAAAGCAGGCAAGCATTTAATTAACGCTGCATTAAAATATGGATGGAGTGTTGCGTTTCCAGATTGGCAAGATGATATTAAGGATATTGCAGACGCTTGTTTGCGTTATGGTAGACTATATACATTGCGTTCAATACTTGCAACAAAGCAGTCAAACAAGTTAAAGATTGAACTCTATAAAAAAAGAATAGGTTTTAAGTAATGTGGCATTTTCACGGGTGTAGTCTAAGCACAGACAATTACGTTGAAAACAAAGACAGTGCCTATCCACGATTGGTTGGCAAACACTTCAATCAAGCAGTTGATATAAAAGCAGTCATTGGTAATTCAAATCAAACTATCTTTTCATGTGCAATCGACTCTTTGTTAGACAATGCTTGTAGCACTGTGTTTGTGCAAATTACTACCCCTGGTCGGGAGATATTTTTTCACGATCACGAATGCAAAACATCTACGCTAGGTAAAACAAGCTATGAAATTCCAGATAAAAAGTGGCAAACATTTCTAGACGTTTTTAACTTACTCGATCAGGAATACAACCAGTTTGTTCTATTGTCACATTATGTGCCGCGACTTGCTAAACTTGCAAGCATAACAGGAAAGCAGCTACATTTTATTAATGGATATATGACTATTGATCCTGTATTTTTTAGTGACAACAAAGACGTAAATTACTATTTGTTAAATGACGATACAAAACGTATACTAAACTTTAGCAATAAACTAGACGACAGCATCGCGGCACAAATTGTTGACATAAGCCAGAAGCTAGCTTGTATGAAAGATACAAGCTGGGTAACAACAGTTAAACCTTTAAGCGACTATAAAGTTGATAAAGGGTTAGATGGATCACACCCAGGAGTGAAGTCAAACAAAATTTTTGCAGAAATAATTATTGAATACTTAGAAAAAAGAGCATGACAGATAGCAAATACTCAGCAGATCTACAAAAACTATTCTTAGAAATAATGTTAGCCGATGCTCAAAGCTTTGTGCGTGTTCAAAACATTTATGATCCCGTAAACTTTGATAAGAGCTTACGTGCAGCAGCAAACTTTTTGCAGGAGTATAGCAAGGACTATAACTCGTTGCCGTCTATCGAACAGATTAAAGCCAGTTCAGGTGTAAACTTACAAAAGCTTGATGCTGTGGATGAAAGCATGGTTGATTGGTTTATGGATGAGTTTGAATCCTTTACTAGACACGAAACATTGTTGCGGGTAATTCTTAAAGCAGCCGACTTAATTGAAAAAAACGACTATGATCCAATTGAGAAGTTAGTTAAGGATGCAGTTCAAATTTCATTAACAAGAGACTTAGGCACTGATTACTTTGATGATCCTAGATCACGTTTGATGAAACTTAAGTCTAACAACGGACAAATGAGCACAGGCTGGCCAACTCTTGATAGTAAGTTGTATGGTGGATTTAACAGAGGTGAACTAGAAATCTTTGCTGGTGGATCCGGTGCAGGTAAGTCGCTATTCATGCAAAATTTAGCTGTTAACTGGATGCTAAACGGTGTTGACGGAGTATATGTTACACTAGAACTTAGTGAAGAATTATGTTCAATGCGTATTGACAGTATGATCACTGGCGTTGCAACCAGAGAAATTTTTAAAGATCTTGATACAGTTGAAATGAAGATTAAAATGGTTGGAAAAAAATCAGGAAGTCTTCGTATTAAGTACATGCCAGCACAAAGCAACGTAAATGATTTACGTGCATATCTGAAAGAATTACAAGTGCAAACTGGTAGAAAGATTGGTTACTTGTGCGTTGACTATCTTGATCTTCTCATGCCAGTAAGCGCAAAAGTAAGTCCAAGTGACTTGTTCGTTAAAGACAAGTATGTTTCAGAAGAATTGCGTAACTTGGCGAAAGAACTAAACATTGTACTTGTAACAGCAAGTCAGCTTAACAGAGGTGCAGTTGAAGAAGTTGAGTTTGATCACAGTCATATCTCAGGTGGTATTAGTAAGATCAACACAGCAGACAATGTGTTTGGTATCTTCACAAGTCGCAGTATGAAGGAACAAGGGCGCTATCAATTACAGCTTATGAAAACTCGTAGTTCTAGCGGTGTTGGACAAAAAGTTGAGTTAGAGTTTGATATCAACTCAATGCGTATTGTTGATAATGGCGAAGAACAATCTAGCTATAGTAAAAAGCCAAGTTCTTCTATTATGGATAGTATCAAAAATAAGACTAATGTTGCCCCTAGTGAAGTTACTGATACTCCAAAAGTAGTTGCTGAAGTTCAAAGTGCTAAATTAAAGCAAATGCTTGCAAATCTTAAAAAATGATACAAATAATATCGCCAAAAAATCAAATAATAAAAAAAGAGCTTGATCCATTATATCATGTAATGGATCATATGCCTTCTGGGAATTTTAAAAATAAAAATACTTTAAAAGACCTTTTTAACAATAATGGGCTTGATTCATCAAAAACATTTTTTCTCTTTGATCATTATTTGTATTTTGAACCATTTAGAGATAATTCTCTTTTTACTGGTTTTATGTTTCCTGTTGGATGCAGCAAACATTATTTTAATGTGCTACCAAACTTTACTTTGTCATTTGAGAACAAAACAAAATTTAATTGCGCTATGAATAAACAAAGACAGCAACGAGAAGTTACATCTATTTGGTTAGCAAACAATTTTAAAACATCTAAATTCAATTATACTAAATCGTGGTATCCTAATACAGAAAAGCAAAAATTTTTAATTAACAGCCACAAATTGAACTTAGAAAACAAAGACCTTGATTTTAATTGGGTTGATTATTTGTCAAATCCTTTAAACAATTATCTAAAAAATACTAGTAATGCAGAAGTTTTTAATAACGCAATCTATCCAGCTATCTTTGCTGACAGTGCAGTAAGCATTGTTTTAGAACCAATTACTAGCGAGCATGGATGTATGATTACAGAAAAATACATTAATGCTGTATATGCAGGCACAATTCCGTTAGTTGATGGATATATGATCGGTGAAGTATTATCAAAAATTGGATTAAAAACATTTAAAGATTTTATCGATTATTCTTACCAGTTTGAAACAAACCCAATAAAGAGAATTATAAAAATGCTAGATAATAATAAGCAACTATTAGACAATTGTGCTGAAGTAATTCAAAATAAAGACGTCCAGCAGCAGTTGATAGAAAATTTTCAATTGATTCGAAATCCTAAAAAACTAGGAAAAAATGTTATATTTAATTTAAATTCTAACGAAAGTATTCAAAGATATAAAGAACTTTCAGTTAATATTAACGGTGAAATTATAAAATTTGTAAACCAAGTTATTGAGCCCAGAAAATAATAAATACTTTACTATGAAACGTAAGACCCGCAGTATTCTTGATGAAATTAGCAACATTGTGCCGGAACATGATCGTTCTAGCATAATTGAAAGCCGTGCAGTGCATATTATTACTAGTGCTGTAAATTTAATTAATTTAATACGTGAAACATATGATTCTGAAACAGCAGGAGAATTAGAACGTAGACTTTTAAATAGTATTAGAGGGCAAGATTCTAGCAAATTTATGCGTGGCATGAGAAGGACTGATCGTAATGAAGATTAATGAATTATTAAATGAAGCAGAACAATTAGACGAACTTGAGCCAGGACAAACACCCGCATTTTATGATCCAAGAAGATATTTTGGTCAAGGTCGCAAAAATATCCAGACACTAAAACAAGATAAGCAATTATCTAAAAATCTGTATAATGCATGGAATGCATATGCAGTAAGAATTAACCGTGCATTAGCAAATGATCCAGAATTAGTTGCTAAGAGTGCTGGATACTTTAAGAGTTTTATTTCTAAAGCTTTAAAAATTCCCCCAGGCAACCCAATGTTTCAAGAAATTGACAATATTTTAGGCACTAATGGAATGAATTATAATAAAGCTACAGCACAAAAAGCATTAGATTATGCAGTAGCACAACGAGCAATGGCTACGCTAGACACACCAAGTAGGAGTGGCGCCGGTAGATCAGGTAGAGGCGGTCCACCAAGCATAGTTTCAGGACAAACTGCAAAAGCAGGTGGGGTTGAATATGTATGGAATGGATCTGAATGGAGAAACGGCGCTACAGGTGCTGTTGCTACTGCACCTATTTCTGCTGCATTAACAGCTTCTCTTACAGGTGGAAATCCATGAGCTTTGAATTCGTAAAAGAACTAAGCGAAGCAAAACTTTTTAGAAACCCAACTAAATTAAAAGATACAGGTGTTGGGCAGCTTGCTGATAGTTTTTTTAATGCTATACTTGGATTAGAAATATTAAAACAAACTGATCCAACAGCAGCACAAAAATATGCTAAACAAACTTTAGCCTACGGCAATTTAGACGGCTGGCGCAGCTCTGGCAGCGATCTGCATAACATGGCTCATCTATTAATCAATAATAGACGCTATTCTGACAAGCTTGAAATGGATAGAGTTGTTACAGTTCCAGAATTACAATTTAAAACTTACCTTAAAAATACAGCACAAGGCAGAAAAGATTTAAATTTTGATCGTAGATTTTTATTAAATCTACAAAAAGGTTTGGGCATTAATAGTCCTGGATTAAAGTCAGCTCGTAGACTTATTGCAGATTGGCCACGTGCATTGCCAAATGAAAAGCAATTAGCAGCTACTAGAGTTTACATGGGATTACAGCACGATCTACAACAAAGTGATATGTGGGCACCATATACTAGAACTATTAAGCGTAATAAGCTATTAATTAAAGACGCTAACGTTCCAAAAAGCGTTAAGACGGGCACTCCGCTATGGGCTAAAATGGCTATCGCAGGCGTAGCAGGATATGCAATTGGTAGAAAATTAGCAAGTTTATAATAAACTTTTTAATTAAAATGCTAAATAATTACAGCGCAAAAAGCGCAGAAACTTAGATAAGGAAAATAAAATGGCAGGCGTAGTAAAAGTAAATGGCGATATGGGTGCATCAGCAGTTGCAAACTTCTTTGGTGGTTCAAAGATCGCTTTCTTCGGAATGGTAGTAAAGAATGGTTCAGCTCAGGCTGTTGACATGAGCGGTGAAGGCGGCGTAAACGAAGCCTGGACTGCAATTTACAATGCAATTTCCACAAAGGCAACTCCAGTACTATTCCAGTATGAGAGCGGTAGCTCAGGTGCTGCAAGCTGGGGTATTGAAATAGACGGTGCTGGCTGGACTGCTGGCGATCTACAGACAGCTATCCGCGCACTTGGTACAACAGTAGGCGCAAACAACGTTGACGTTTCAGGTACAACTGTAACTAACGTTGGTTTCAAGCTAGCTGCTTCATAATAGCTAAAACATAACTTAAGAAAGCTGCATATATACTATGCAGCTTTTTTTATGACTAAACATTTACTATCGAAATACAGAGATCCAAGAATTCAACAATATGAGTTAAAAAAATTAACTCCTATGGATTTGCATTCTGATAATCGTTGGCAAACTAGGGATTTACCAAGTGTAGTTACAAACGGCTTATGGTATCCAATAGCATTGTATAAGGTTACACCAGAATGGTGGCACGGTCCTTTTACTAAATGGAGACCAAAAGTTAACAATTATATAGATCCTATAGTAAACGAAGATGGTTTAATTTGGGCTGTAAAAATGGGCAGTAATAGATATCAGTGTGCCGTTCATTTAGGTTATGACACAATAGATGCTATAATGTTTGATCATCCTGATGATTGCGTAAAATTAACTGTTTGGTTTAGAGAATGCGATCCTTTAAATAATAAAAACGCTCCAGCGTATAATGGAGCATACGAGTATAAAAATGTTATATAGACACTTGTTATGGACTACAATAGATATTACACAAACTAATGTGAGAACTAAAACCAACGTTAATGACTGGAGTTTGCAGCGAAACCAACAGAGAAACTTAGATACTCTTATCCAAACAATTGGGTTACGTAGTCAACCGAATAACATATATGTTAAAAAGCTACTTGAAGAACATCCATTAGAATATGTGTTAGGAACAAATTTACCTGAATTGTGTGATATTTGGTCTATGGAATTTGATATAGAGCATGAAAATGCTTTTGGTAAAGACTGCGATTTACTCTTAAAAGATTTAAATTATGTTCCCATAATAAACGGCCTAACCGAAACACAACCTGCATTTCCGCCCGTATTTCAAACATCAGGAACGTTTAAAAACGTTAGTATTATATTTTGCCCCAAATAATATAAATATTTTGTGTTGAAAAACACATTTGGCATAATATAGGCACCCATCAACTATTAAATTCAACTAAAAAGGGGTAGAATGTCCTTGTCGATTGAAAAACAAAGCCTAGAAGCACACGTGGATTTGTGTGCAGAGAGGTATGCTGGTTTGAAGGATGATTTAGCAACAATGTCTGACCGCATTGAAAAGCTAGAGGAAGGCATGACTAAGCGTATGGATAAGCTTGAGTCAAGCGTTACCGAAATCAAAGATATATTAACTAAGAAGGAAACAAGCGCACTTCGTAGTTTAATTACTATTGGTTTAGCTATCATTGCTAGTTTAATTGGTACTGTTGGTGGTTTAGTTTGGTACGTAGTTACTCACTAATGAGTAAACGTATTTTTATTTTTTCTAATGTTTCGGTTTTTGTTTCTGATGCTATGTTAGAAATGTTAGAGTACATAGATTCTAACATTGAAATTAAGTTTAATTCTGTTGATGCTCCACAAAAGAAGTTGCTAAAAGAAATGCACGAGCGTAACTTATTACTCAGACAGAGGAAAAACAATGAAGTTAGCTACAAAGTTAGACCAAACATCAATTGGCGATAAGTTAAATTATGTTATTCAAACAACCATTCCTACCATCACTTTTCCTATAATTTCTAAAGGCAGTAATTGGATTCGTGTAAATGATATTTTAATTACTGAAAAGAATGAAAGATACAACATAACTCGTAAAGGCATTTTTCTAGCTGATTTTGCCAAACGTTCATGGGCAACAGCATATGCCGTTGCTTTTTATCAAGGCGATTTTACTAGTTGTGTTATGCTAAAAACATATGGTGCTAAATTAGATAAATATCTAGAAGAAATTGAGCGTTATAGCTACCATTTAGGATTAGCTAGAGAAAACAACAATTTTTCTAGAGAAAATATTATATCTGATCGCTTAAGTAGGACTTTAAGCGAATATACGTTTATTATGGACGAGATTTCTCCTTTAATTAAAAGTCAATCAGATGTATAAATAAGTCATATAGTTAGGAATAACAGAATGAAGCTTTCAGATATTGAAAAAACAAATAGCACTACAATGAATAAGAAAATGCATGAAAAGTTAGGTTGGAACCTTAATTTAAATGCTATGACTGTTGAATCAGCAGTAAAGATGATGGAAAGTATTGATAAGAAATTATCAGGTGTACGTTCTAGTCACAAGTTACACGAAAGCCAAAAAAACCCAAATTATGTTGGTATGCTTATGGCTAAACAAATCCTTGAAAGTTATGTAACTGAAGCAAAGTTATCAGTTTCAGATAATGCTAAACCAGACTATATTGATATCGATGGTGACGGCGACAAAAAAGAGCCAATGAAGAAAGCTGCTAAAGATAAGACAGCAAAGAAGATTGGCGAAGCAGCTAAGTCAACAGCTCAACAACAAGCCGCAGGCGCTGCACTAGCAGCAAAGCGCGGTGAAGGTAAAGCTAAAGGCGCATCAAAAGAAATGATGGGCATGAGCAAGAAGGAACTTGAAAAGTATGCAGGAACAAAGCATAAGGGACTTCCAAAGCATGTTAGCGAATCACGTCGTCGTTTAAATGAAGACGAACTTGGTCAAGCCCAAGCTATGCTTGCTGCTAAGGACATGGTTGATTCAATGCAGGACATGATTGAAGATCTAAGCAAGATGCTTAACGAACAGCTTCCTCCACTAACTGATAGTATCCGCACTGCAATTGGTAGCGCAGAAGCTGACAGCTTTAAGGCAGCAGCAAGTTCAACTCTTAGCTCATTACTAACATCTGTTCAATCAAGCAGAGAAGCAATGGATCAAGCAGTGCGTACACTTAGTGGTGAACCAGGTGCTGTAACTGTACCAGGCAGCGATATGGGTGCTCCAGACCTTGGTGCTCCAGACCTTGGCGGCGACGAAATGGATCTTCCAGATGCAGAAGACGATTTTGCTGCTAGCGATGCTGCTGTTGGTGGTGATTTACCACTTGGTCGTGAAAAGAGATAATTTAAATGCGTTTGTTTGAGATTGCCCCAACTAGACCTGAAGGTCCAGAGCCAGCACTAATGGCTATCCTTAGTTACCTAAAAGGTAAAGGCGATCAAAGATCAAGCGGCGTACGAGTTCCAATGTCCAGCATTGAAGCGTTAATGCAAAATGCTGGACAATCTATTACATACGGTGAATTAGAAAGTTTAAGACAAAAAAATCAAACAATACAAAATCTAATTAAAAGTATGAATCAAGATGAAATAATTATTAATACACAGAGCAATGATGAAGTAAGCGACAATCCAGAATTTCAACCTGGAGATGAACAAGATGTTGCTATGATGGCTAAAAGAGCTGCTACACGTAACGATTAGTATTGCGTATTTGAATTAAATTCACTACAATTAAACAATGTTATTAAAATCAAATTATGAATATCCTAGTATTAAAAGGATGCAAAGTGATATTGGCCGACAGTATCTAACACCTGATGGTGCAAGAGTTCCAAGTGTTACTACTGTACTTGATAAAACAAAGCCATTTGAAAAAGTTCAAGCACTAAATGAATGGCGTAACAGAGTTGGTCATGCCCAAGCAGCAGAAATTACAAAAAATGCTGCAAGCCGCGGCACAATTATGCACAAGCGTTTAGAAGAATATATTGCAGGGGAAATGAAGCCGTCTGGGTCAAATGTTGTTCATGCACAAGCTGCAAAAATGGCCGATGCAATCATTGAACAATACATTAAACCAAACGTTACAGAGATATGGGGCAGTGAAGTAAATTTATACTATACAGGATTATACGCAGGTACTACTGATTGTGTAGGTGTATGGAAAAATCAATCTGCTATTATAGACTTTAAACAAACTAATAAACCTAAAAAGCGAGAATGGATTGAAGATTACTTTTTGCAGCTCAGTGCCTATGCTCATGCTCATAATCACATTTATGGAACAGACATAAAACAAGGTGTAATTCTTATGTGTTCGGGTGAGTTAGAAACACAATTATTTGAATTAAATCTAGAAGAATTTGACAAATACAGCGATCTTTGGTGGAGACGGGTTGAGCAATATCATCTAAGCATAACATAAATAGTAGCATATAGTAGGATAAAGATATGCCAATAATTAGTATTAGTAAAATTCAGCATAGATATGGGTTAAACGAAAATTTACCCCAACTTTCAGCAGCAGAATTTGGTTGGGCTATAGATCAAAGAAGATTGTTTATTGGTAACGGACCTACTAGTGAGGGCGCCCCAAGCATTGGTAACACTGAAATTTTAACTCAGTACAGTAATTTGTTGGAAGTTGCTGAAAATTCTTATTCATATAAAGATTTAGCTGTAGGTTACGAAGCGATAACTGGTCAAAGTTTATCAGCACCAACTACTCGTAGCTTACAAGAAAAATTAGATGATTTTGCTAATGTTAGAGATTATGGCGCAGTAGGCAATGGTATCGCAGATGATACTGCTGCAATTAACCGCGCATTATCGGATTTGTACACAAGAGACGCAGGCGTAGCTGTTAGACGAGTATTATATTTTCCAGCAGGTAATTATCTTGTAAGTGATGCAATTACAATTCCTCCTTACGCTACGTTGCAAGGCGAAGGCAAGAACTGCACAATTATTACAGCAACTGATAACTCGGCTGCGTGTGTTGCTAGGATAGCAGATAGTAAAATGCAAGTTGGAGCAGGAGTTGGATCTAACGGAGCAACATTGCCGGTATATATTGCAGTTAATGATCTAACTTTTAATGCAGGAAACCTTGCTATTGATGTGTTCATGATTGACGCAACAAAGTATGCTAGCTTTCAAAGAGTTGGATTTGACGGCGGCGCAACAACTACACCAACTGTTTCAGGTTCACAATTAGCTGCATTACAAATTTTTAGCACCGCAGTTAATCATTCGAAAAATATTATTTTTAACGAATGTGAATTTTCAAATACAAACTATGCTGTTATTGTCGATGATGACATGGAAAATGTTGTGTTCGATAGATGTACATTTAAAAAACTTTATTTAGGTTTTAAAATTGGTGAAGATACAACTGGAGCCGGGTCAAGTGTATATGGCCCAAGAGGCATGAGAATTACTAATAATTTGTTTGATGAAATTTATAATTCTGCATTAGTAAATTATTTAAATGCTAAAGTTACTAGTGCATTTAATACCTATCTAGATGTTGGTAACCAAGTTGTTTCTAATCCAACATATCCAGTAATTATTTTTAGCGGAAACGGAAGTGCCAGCATTTGCGATACATTTGCAAGAACTGATTTAGAAAACGCAACATCTCCAAGAATTTCTTATAATGCAACTAAGACATTTTATGTTGACCCTGACTTAGGTCTTTTTGTTGGTAAAAAACAAATTGAGTCAGGAAGTGTAGTTACATTAACTGATAATACTAGTTCTGCAACAGTAACTGGTATTACATTTAACGTTTCGCAAAAGTCTCAAAAAATAAATTATATAGCAACTCGTGGAACAGGAGTACGAAATGGTACTCTTGAAATTACCGCAACTGCAACCGGTATCACTTATAGTGATACATTTACTGAAAACGGTGTTGATATTGGTTTAACATTATCAGCAATTGTATCAGGTTCTGATGTAATAGTACGTTATATAACAACTAGCACGGGTTCCAATGCCTCACTTGCATATAGCGTGGATCGCAATTTAGTTTGATTTGGCACGACATTAGTTGTCGAGATCGTATTTTAAAATGGCGAGAATGGCGTAATAGCCTTGCGCCATTAACGTTTGACGAGTGCTTAAAAGAAGTAGCAGTAGCTTGGGCCAAAGCTCCTTTAGTTAATCACTACTTAACTCCAGATGACATCAATGAATGGCCTAACCCGTGGCATTTAATTAACGATAACATTTATTGTGATTTAGGTATTGCATTGGGTATGTTTTATAGTATTGCATTATGCGATAATCCTAACATTAGCGATAATATACGCATAGAAATTTACAAGTCAGTAGATGGATGGATTAATTTATGCTCAATTGATCAAGGATTATACATGCTTAATTGGGCACCACGATCTGTAGTAAATATCTCCACGCTTCCTAATTTAGGAAATCCAATTTTTGTTTATTCAAAAATTGACCTAGTAAACAAGTTAAATTAAACTGTTAATATTAAAGGACATTCTATGAACAAGATTCAAGTTACAAAGCGTAATGGCGTAAAGGAAGATTTAAATTTAGACAAGCTACATAAAGTAGTTTTTTGGGCAACAGAAGGTATCACTGGTGTTAGCGCCAGTGAATTAGAACTTCGAAGTCAAATACAATTTTATAACAATATTAAAAGCAGCGAAATTCAAGAAATGCTTATCAAAAGTGCTGCTGATTTGATTACAGAAGATACTCCAAATTATCAATATGTTGCTGGAAGATTAATTAATTTTCATTTGCGTAAGCAAGTTTATGATCGCTTTGAACCATGGACATTGTTTAAAATCGTTCAAACAAATACTGATCGCGGTTTGTACGATAAAGATTTAATTAATTATTATACAGAAGACGAATGGAATAAACTAGACAGTTATATTAAACATGATCGTGACATGGAACTTACATATGTTGCTATGGAACAACTACGTGGAAAATATCTAGTACAAAATCGTGTGACAGGTGAAATTTACGAAACACCTCAAGTAGCATATATGCTTATTGCTGCTACTTTATTTGCAAATTATCCAAAGGAGACAAGAATTGTTTGGGTTAGGGATTATTACGAAGCAATTAGTAAACACGACATTAGTTTGCCAACCCCAGTCATGGCAGGAGTTAGAACACCACAACGACAATTTAGCTCCTGTGTCCTCATCGAAACAGACGACAGCCTCGACAGTATCAACGCAACAGCGAGTTCAATTGTTAAGTACGTTTCTCAAAAGGCTGGTATTGGTATTGGGGCAGGTAGTATTCGTGCTATTAATAGTCCTATACGTAATGGCGATACCGCTCATACTGGCGTTATCCCATTCTTCAAATATTTTCAATCAGCCGTTAAGTCTTGTTCACAAGGTGGTGTACGAGGCGGAGCAGCCACTCTCTACTATCCAATTTGGCATCTTGAAGTAGAAGATCTATTAGTTCTAAAGAATAACAAAGGCACAGATGATACCCGTGTACGTCACATGGATTATGGTGTACAGTTTAACAAGCTAATGTATGAGCGTCTACTTACTGGGGGTGACATTACATTGTTCTCGCCGCACGATGTTCCGGGATTGTATGATGCTTTCTTTAATGATCAAGACAAGTTCCGTGATCTATATGAAACAGCAGAACGCAACACCCGTATTAGAAAAAAGAAAGTAAAAGCAAGTGACTTGTTTAGCTCATTTATGGGAGAGCGTAAAGATACAGGTCGTATCTATCTACAAAACGTTGATCACAGTAATACACACAGCAGCTTTGATGAAAAGAAGTGGCCAGTTAAGCAATCAAATCTTTGTGCAGAAATTACATTGCCAACAAAACCACTTACAAGTATTCTAGACGAAGAAGGTCGTATTGCACTTTGTACACTATCAGCTATTAACTGGGGCAATATTAAAGATCCTGTAGATTTTGAAAAGCCATGCACACTAGCTATTCGTGGTCTTGATGCACTATTAAGCTATCAAAACTATCCAGTACGTGCTGCGGAACTTTCTACAAAAGATTTCCGTCCTCTCGGCGTCGGTATTATTAACCTTGCATATTTCCTTGCAAAGAATGATGTAAGTTATAGCGATCCAGCGGCACTCGCGCTTGTAGATGAATATGCAGAAGCATGGAGTTATTATCTTATTAAGGCCAGTGCTGATCTTGCAGTAGAGCAAGGTGCTTGCGAACTAAGCAATGATACAAAGTACGCAAAAGGCATTGTTCCAGCTGATACACGCAAGACCGATATTGATGAACTTGTTGCATATAGCGAACGTATGCCTTGGAACAATCTACGTGAACAGCTAAAAGCAACTGGTATTCGTAACGCAACTGTTATGGCACTTATGCCAGCCGAGACAAGCGCACAGATTGCAAATGCCACTAATGGAATTGAACCGCCTCGAGCTTATGTTAGTGTCAAGCAATCAAAGCATGGTGTACTCAAACAAGTTGTTCCAGGATATCCAAGACTTAAGAACAAGTATGAACTACTTTGGGATCAACAGTCGCCCGAAGGTTACTTGAAGATTTGTGCTGTACTACAGAAATGGATTGATCAATCCATCTCAACCAACACAAGTTACAATCCAACTTTCTACGAAGATGACAAAATACCAATGAGTGAAATGCTCAAGCATATTGTACTTTGCT